TTTTTTTTTTTTTTTTTTTTTTTTTTTTTTTTACGTCAACGCCTGGGTAAACACATGTAAACCCCAGACGACCTTACTGAAATGGGCCGCGTAACTGACAAAATCGAAAATTCATTCTCTTCCCATATCACCACAAAACAGAAGTGCCCGAACACCTAAACGTCGCACGGAATGTCACTTGTAACAAATCCGTGGTCGTCGCGTCGACCTTCTTAGTATTTCCCAGCCACATCACGGGAATCGCTCCTCTCTTCGCATCTTGAGCAAGGTCCGTTTCGAACCCGCTCAGGTCGAACGAGCCTTCCATCACATGCTGCGCAGTCGTTCCAGTGGGCACGATGCGCCTGTCCTTGACCTGGTTGATGACCGCTGCCGACGTGCCAGAGTGCGCGTCCGTATTCTTGCTCGAAGGAATCACTGTACAGCACAGGATTCCTGGATGATCCGTCGCGATCGTCATCGCTGAAAAGGTGAGCTCCGTCAGCTCGACCTTGCTGTAAATATTTTTGAGCACCAATATCGTGCTCACGGTAGACCAATCCTGGTGCTTCCGATACTCGGAACCCTTGATGCTCATCGTGTGCTCGAACTGGTGTGTGCACTCGTTGGACATGTTGTTGTTGATAAAGATGCTCCGTAACTTCGGTCATACCGATCACCGCCACGCAATGCACTGCACTCAACCACAATCCGCGTTTTCTGTAATCTCGCGAATTGTTTTTGATCTCGTAAACTGGTATCCCGACCTCTCTCGCTAAACTGCGAACTCCTTGCATCGACTGCCCGCGTACCGCCTCGATCAATTCGTCGTGGCCAAGCGCCATCACAGCGAAACTCGCGCAGTCTACTTCATGCTCGACCTGCACAAGATGCTCGACTTCTTGGACTGTTGGCTTCTCAACGAAGATGACTTTCATGACATTGGTGTGTGAGCCGAGATTCATGTACAAGTTGAGAACCGCTCGAATGAAGCTCAGGGGGAAGTCCGCGTACATCCTCGGCGCTGCGTCGCTTAGATACTCGAAGTCTGCGTCTGTCAACGGCACATAATCGCACATGAAGCCCTTCGCCCACTCACCTGCCAACACCTTATCATCCGTCGTCCTGCTGATCAACTTCACTGTACGCCTGATGACGTCCGGCACGATGGTGTTCGGCAAGAAGAACCGCCCGGCATGGTAAGGAGGAAGGTCCCGGTCGATCTTCATGATGACATAAGAGTCGCTGAGCTCTGGTTCCGGAAAGTTGATACACGGCCTGCAACTGCTGTCCGTCTCGACATCATCACCTTTGATGATCCAACATGACTCAGCCGTCTCTCGCAAGTCGAAGGCAGCCACTATCTTCGTCGCAACTTGAAAGATGTTCCGAATCAGAGTGAATGGGTCTCCTGAACCAAGATTGTCTGTAGCTTCGCCAGTGTACAACCCAGGGATGAGTGACTTGAACCGGAACTTGTGACTGTGTACCACGTAAATGTCCACCAACTCGTCCGGGATCCCGAAATACCGCATCAGCCATGCGAACACCAGCAGTGTCAACAACGAGTGAGACGTATCTTGCTTAGAGATGTCGATCTGCGTATTCCTGACCTGGAACCGAGCGAGAGCACCGCACTGCCTGAAGATCTCCGCAACGTCGGCCGTTGAAAAACCCGAATCGAAGATGACTCCGTCCCTCGCGTTTCGGCGGACGTTTTTCTGGAACATCTTTGACCAAGGACCGAACATCGCGTTGAAATCTGCTTGCGTTGCGAGCACCGATTGACCGTAATTGTCTTCGTACGCGAAAATTCTCTTGAGCTTGACCTTAACTTGCGTCTTGAGGAAGGAGTAGCTTCGAATCGACGATGCCGTAGAACCATATACGTCCGACTGAAGATACTTCGGAATGAAAGAAGCAGACCTCGACTCTGCCCATTCTTCCGGGCTAGGCGTCGTGCTGATCGCAACTTCGCCCTCTTGCCTGAAAAACACCTTCAGTATCGCCTTCGCGATCTGCTCCGCTCTGGGCCTCAGTCGCGCGAGATCCACGAAGGTCTCCCTCTTCCTGCAAGCGCGCTCGATGACGTTCTTTTGATCTAGCAACTCGTCACGTCCCGTCTGTGGCACCGCAAATCTGTCGATTCCGTCAAAAGCTTGCGCAAGCCTGCCCGCGTTTGCTTCTGAACAGTCCGGCCTCCTGAGCGCCCACAATCCCTGACAATCTGAGAACATCGGTCTCCTGAGCCCCACGTTGCAAGCAGTCGGAATCGTCAAAGTCTTCATCGCCTCGAACTCGAACGCTACTCTCTTGATCGCTCCCGGCAAATCGTTGGTCTTCACCTTGTTCATCGGTCTCATGTCGCTGTGCCTCAGCCCAAACGCCTTCTCGAAGATCCCTTGACTGACCATGCCGCGCTCCGCCATCAACTTCAAGATTGGGGACTCCTCTCTGAGTTGCACCTCCTGGACTATAGGCAACCTGAGATACTCTTTAGAGCGAGCCGCGTTGAGCTTGCCGTTCACAGTCTCCCACGGCTCAGTCTCGACGCCGACCCTCAGCAGAACGTTTCGCATATCCGGCACGTTGCAGCCGACCACACAGAGCTTCGAATGACTGACAAGGGCATATTGAACGCCATGACATACACTGCACTGTACACAATTCTGACCAAAATGAACGCATTGG